TGGTGACTCAAGCAACAAGTTTAAGAATTAGTGTTAATGATATTGCAAATACTATGCAAAAGGCATTTGAACCTGAAAGTGCTATTGAGATGGCGGCATCATTACAAAGATTGGGTATGGCTCAAGGTGATTTATTAGACCCACTAAGATTGATGGATTTAGCTCAGAATGATCCAGCTGAATTACAGAATCAAATTGCTGAAATGAGTAAAACGTTTGTTGAATTTAATGAACAAACTAAATCATTCCAAATAGCACCAGGTGCAAAAAGACAACTACAAGAAGTTGCTTCAGCGTTGGGAATGCAACCTGAAGCTTTTGCTAAGATGGCTAAAGCTGCGGCCGAAATGGATGACAAACTACAAAAAATTCGTTTCCCTGATACTTTCTCTGAAGACCAAAAGAAATTTGTTGCTAACATGGCAGAAATGGGTGAAGGTGGTGAGTATATGTTACGTGTTGACAACAAGGATTTGAAGTTGGATGAGGCGATGAAATTGTTTGAAGAACAACCTGAACTTTATAAAAAGTTTGTTGAAGATTCAAAACCAAAATCAATAGAAGATTTAGCTAAAAGTCAATTAACTGTAACTGAAAGAATGGCAGCTAATGTGAATGCCATTGCTAACAGATTTGGTGCTGCAGTAGCAAGTTCACAAACACAAGAACAAGCTAATCAAGCTAGTATAGAATTAACAAATACATTACCAAAACTACTTAGTGGTGAAAAACTACAAGTAACTGGTATGCGAGAAGCAGGTGATAAGGTTGCACAAGATTTTATCAAAGATTTACAAAAAGGTGATTTTTTAGCTGCGGCAACTAATGCTGAGAAAGGTACTGAGGATTATTTTAAGGGTGCGTTCGGACAAGCTGTAGATGGGGCAAAGTTAGCATTCAATGACTTATCGAAGTCAAGTAATCCGTTAATAAAAATGATGTCTACATTGACTACAAAAGTTGGAGAACTCGTAGGTAAAAGTGAAAATTTAGGTGAAAGTTTTTTCAAAACTAGTGAAAAAATTACTAAAACTACAGCAAGTCCTGCAACAACTGCAGGAACAACAGAATTGAAAAAAGAAATGTTATCACCAAAAACACCTGAAACAACCACGACAGAAATGAAATTTACTAACCCAATTGAGATAAAAGTTACACTATCAGGATTCCCATCTGGTATGAAAGAAGAGGACATAAAGAAAATGATAGAAGAGGGTAAATTCAGTCAAGAAATTGTTAAAGCGATAACTGAAGCCGATAAACAGAAAACTTCTCAAAAGTAAAAGTTAATAAGACCTATTTATAATAAAATATCAAAATGTCAGATAGTATTTTATCATTTGCTAATAGTGCGAGTTTTAGGAATAGTTTGATAAGTAGAAACTTAACACCCTATAATATACCAGGAGCATATACACCACCATCAGGACAACAGAATTATGAATATTCTGTTTCTAATTTTAATGTGATTGATTCTCCTAATGATTTGATAGCAAATAATCCATTTGTAAGTGATAGTGCAACCCTGAACGAATATGGACCTAACAATGGATATCAACAAGCAATTGTAAACTATAATTTACCAGTTGACCCAAATCAGGGTGAATACAATCCCAACGATACAGTTTTGGATTTGGTAAACGAATTCTACATAGATGCAGCATATATTGAAAATAGATTCGGACCTGTAGGTGGTTTTCAAAATATGGTTGTTATTGATAATATTCAAAACAATAACAAACTATATACACCTTATTGGGATCCACCAACATTTATTCCATCATCATATTCCCCTTATGCAATTTTATTGTCTAATGATCCAACTGGTTCTGATGGATTATTATCACAAGATTCGTTTATAGCCAAACTTGGTGCACTTTCGTTGAAAGATGCCTTACAAGCAAGGATAGATACTGAAATCTTCCAAAGAACAGTGGGTACAGTTAATTTGGATGCCTTAACTGACCCTTTCGAAATTGCGTTGTTAGCGACAGGAAAAGAACCTTTGATTTATAAAAATTACAGAATTACAGTACCTGAAAATCCTTTAGTTGCTGGTGCTGAGTTTATCACAAGATTGTCAGGTGCAATATTCCCTTTGTCAACTATTCCTGGTGACTATTTTGATGAAGTCGAACCAAGTGCTGGTTCTTCTACTCAGATAAGTAGCGCATTAAATGTTGTTAATCAATTGACTGGTGGTTTCTTAGGTCCGATATTAAACAAAACAAGGAATCCCTCTGAACTATTTTTGGCTAACACTGGAAACGGACAACGTTCAGTTTTATTTAGAAGTATAAGTTATAATAGATACCAACCATCATATGACAGAAATTTTGGTGGTATATTAGGTATTGGTCAAGCAGTAGTCAATTTGATTGCAAATGCTATCAATCCTGATAATGGTACTTTAGTTGGGGGTTATTATGTTGGTTCTAGAAATGCTGAACCATCAACTATTACCTCCCCACCTAATCAATTACCTGTTGACCCATTTGGTAAACAAGTACAAGCACCGGTTTATGGTCCGTCAGAACTTGGTATTCTTTATGAAGGTAACCAAGAACAGATAAACTTTGGTTTGGGTGGAAAATCTTTTTCAGATGATGGAGGTATTGATGGACAATTTATTTGGACATCACCAAAATACAAAGGTGCAGCTGGTTATAAGGCAACCGAGGGTGGTGGTATTGGTTCGATTGATGGGGAATTTAATGAAATTACCTCACAATATCTTAAAAATGAATCAACCAACCTAACTTTCAAACAAAGTTCGATATTAGACCAAACACAGAGATTAATTGATTCTGCAGACAATGTTGCTGGTATTGCAAAATTGAAACACGTTGGTAATGCAATTAATCAGGTTAGTAAAGTGTTCAACGATGGATATAAAGAAATAACTAAAGGTTCTAAAGTATTATCTTACGTTGATAATACAACTGGTCAAGAAAGAGGTATCGAGTATTGTAGAATTTTTGCTAAAGATACACCATATTACACCTATAATGATTTACAAAAAACTGATGGTATAACAACATCAGGTAGAAGATTTAGTAATTCAGTTTTTGACAACACATTTAATTTGAACATAGCACCAATTAAAGGTGAAGGTTCAACTAACATCAAAAGAGATGCAAAAGGTAACTTAGTTGCCAAAAAATATATGTTTTCTATTGAAAATTTAGCATGGAGAACTTCAAGTAGACCAGGTTACACTTACGATGATTTACCTGTTTGTGAAAAAGGACCTAATGGTGGTAGAGTAATGTGGTTTCCTCCTTACGATTTGAAGTTTAATGATTCAAGTTCGGCCTCATTTAATGCAACAAGTTTTCTTGGTAGACCCGAACCGATTTATACCTATAAAGAAACAAGTAGAAAGGGAAATATTTCTTGGAAAATAATTGTAGACCATCCTTCCGTACTCAATATTTTGGTTGATAAACAACTCAAAGGAATTGATAATCCTAAAATTAATTCTATTATGGATTCTTTTTTTGCGGGTTGTGTAAAATATGATATCTATGAGTTAGCTAAAAAATTTAATACAATTCCATTATCTGATTTATACACATATCAAGAAATCTTAAACAATCCAAGATTGACTGGTGAGGAATATCAAAAAGTTGTTGCTGAAATCCCAAAAGAAAGTGATACTGGTAATGAAGAAGGAAATACAACTGGTGCTAAAAATCCTGATACAACTAGACAAACTGATGACCCGAGAATTGCGGAAATTCAAAATACCTTCAATGGGATTGCTTTTTATTTTTTTGACAATATACCAGGGCCAAATAGTGGGGTAGTTTCATCAGTACCCTACCAAACAACTTATGCGGCATATACGGCACCAAGTTTCATAACACAATATCAAAAAAATTCTGATAGCACATTCAACCCCTCATCTGTGTTTTGTAAAAAAAATGGAACAATACCAACAGCAGATGGTTCTACAATTAGTAATACTGATTATTGTAGTCGTGCTACCAAAACAACTGATTTTTTTAACACTGTAATAAAACCTAACTATGAAAAAATCGCGGTTAAAGAAGGAAATTTCGTAACGAAAATATTTCAAGTTTTGTCTGAAAATCCCAAAAATCAAGTAACATTAAATATGATTGGATCAGCTTCGGCACCGGGTAGTGCGGCTTACAATGTTGACTTATCAAAAAGGAGGGTTGATTCAGTTCTTAAATTTTTTGAGACATACACAATCGGTGATGCGAATCTGAAAAAATTTATTGATAACAAACAATTCATTGTGAAACAAACCTCATTTGCTGGAGAAACTATCTCGATTCCCAAAGGTGAAACTGGTGATTATGGATTTTCAGTTAATTGTACTGAGAATATAACTGGAGGTACGGGTGTTGTTACAACATCATCACAGATATATTCTGTAAATGCAATGGCTTGTAGAAGAGTTAGAATTGAAAGTATAAATGTAACAATTCAACCACAACCAGTTAATAATGAAACTGGTGCTGGAAACAAAGAGGTTGAACCACAAGTACAACTCAAACCGATACCAAGAATTCAACCAACAGTTGATGTTCAGAAAAAATTGAAGGAAGGAATAGGAAAAAAAATACTTAGAAACTTATTGAGTGAGTGTGACTACTTTGAATTAATTGAAAAGGAAGCACCTATGGTGTATGCTTCTTTCAAGGAAAAAATCAAATATTTTAATCCTGCTTTCCACTCAATGACCCCTGAAGGATTAAATTCACGAATAACTTTCTTGAATCAATGTGTAAGACCTGGTGAAACAATTCCAATTATAGGGACAGATGGTAAACCGAAATACAATGACTCATTGAATACTGCATTTGGTGCACCACCAATCCTTGTTTTAAGAATTGGAGACTTTTACCATACTAAAATTGTACCTAATAGTGTTTCGTTTACTTATGACCCAATAACCTTTGATATGAATCCTGAAGGTATTGGAATCCAACCTATGATTGTTTCGGTTAGTTTGGATTTCAACATAATTGGTGGTATGGGATTAGCTAAACCTGTTGAAGAATTACAAAATGCGTTATCTTTCAATTTCTATGCTAACACAGAAGTTTATGATGAGAGAGCAACAGCAACGGAGGATACTTCAAAAATAGACAACGAAATTATCCAAGCATTAGAGTTGAATCAACCAACAGTCACAACTAATCAAGCAACCCCACCACAACCAAATCCTGGTGGTGATACAATTGGAAGTATTGTTACTAACATACCAGTTACTGGTGGACAAACAGGTGAAACATCCTATGCTACTATAATGGATCAGTTATTAACTGAAACTAAAACTTATTTTGAAACAGTAACTAACAAGTTAGAAAGTATAAATAACTCATACAACTATGGTGTTGTTCAGTTATTGGATACTAATAGAAATTATCAAAATGGAACTATTAATTTAGGAAATAATAACACACAAACAATTCGAATTTATGGAAAATCCGACTTCGAAAAATTAGTAGATAACGCATTTACTCAAGTTTTGTCTGATATTGATAGTGGCACGAATGTGATTATTGATAGATTAAGTAAAATCTATAAAAATGAAAAAACACCAATACCATTAGTAAAAGAAAATCTGAAAAAATACATCCAAGATTTGAAAGTTGATTTTTCTTCAGGAATTGCAACGAATGTTCAAGAACTATCTACTATTCAACAAACTTACATTCAAATAATTAGAAAATTGAATGTGGTTACAGATAAGTTAGATGGAAAAATATTAGAAACTAATAAACCAAGAATGTATCAAATTTCACCAACTTTACTTAGTACTGGTGATACATTTACTGAACTTACTGATGACTATATAAGAATAGTACGAGCTTTCGAAGATAACCCAGTTGGATTCAACACAATACTATATAATTTTTATGTAGCATTTAGAGAAACTTATAGTGATGGTGACTTTAGAGTTTTAGATGAAAATTTATTAAAATCCAAATCAGATAAATTGTTTTATATGTTGATGACGAGAATCATTACTGATAAAAACAAAAAGAAACAATTTATAGATAGTATTATCAAAGGTGAAGAATTGAAGACTTGGAAATCACCGGTAAGTTTAATAAATAAATTTGAAAAAATTGTTAATGATTTAGATGGTGATTATTCTAAAGAATTGAACAAGGAAGAAAAGATATTTAAGGATTTGAGAAAGGACAAAAAATTCAAAGACTTGTTAGATGGATTAGACGATATTATGTATAACGCGGGTAAACCAAGGAAATTCAATTACACAACTGCAGTAGATTTAACTGCACAAGAGAGTAAAATACAAAACTTATATAAAACGGTTAATGTTAACACCGATAAAACTACCTTCGATGGTAAAATAACATTTAATGGTTAATTTATATGGCAAGACAAAACTATAACAGATATAAGGATTTTGTAATAAATGGTGAACAAACTGTAGTTCCTTACATAACATTACCTTCGAAAAGTACTGACAAAAAGTATATTTATAAAGTTGGAATGTCTAGAATGGACAAGGTATCACAACAATACTATGGTTCACCACTCTTCGGTTGGTTGATTATGCAAGCTAATCCACAATATAGTGGTAATGAATGGGTCATACCTGATGGTTCTATATTGACAATTCCATATCCTTTAGTAGCTTCATTACAAGACTATAAAAATCAACTGGACGACTATCTTTTCTATTATGGTAGATAAACAAGAAAATATTTTAGTGGAGTTTGACTATAACAATATTATTGTCATTGACCCAAATAAAATTATCGATGAAAATGGTAACGCTAAACCAAGATTAGTACAACACGAAAATCTCGTGATGTATGCTAATTTGGAATGTAATGTTTTACCAAGAACTAAACTTGCTGTTGGTGTATCACCAAACGATGCAATCGAAACTGTTTCAGTTGCCAGAATTAATTTTTTGAAACCTGGTGGAAAAACATTTTTGGATACAGCGTGGACTGATGAAATAACTGGTAAAGGAACAATAACTGGTGAAGGTGTAAATCAACCAAAACAAACATCAATTAAAAATCCAAACAAGGATAATGATTTTTATATTCGTCAAACAATACAATCAGGTGGAAAACCGGGTTCTGTAGATAATGGTTTGTTAGGTATAACATCAATTAATATTCGTCAAAATACATCTTTTATGCCAACAATTAGTATTGAACTTGTTGACATAAAAGGTAGAGCTCTTTTCGAGTCTGGAGATAATTCTCCATATGCCGCATTTTTCAACTTACCTTATCCTTTATTTTATTTAACAATCAAAGGTTATTATGGAAAGGCTGTAAGATTAGGACTTATGTTACAGAAGTTCAATGCAAGATACCAACCTGATAGTGGTAATTTCAAAATTGATTTAATGTTTTATACATACAAGTACACAATACTAAGTGAGTTAACTATGGCCGCTTTGATTGCTGCCCCTCATATGTATAAGACGAGAATTTCAAGACAATCAAGTAGTGGTGGACCTTCAACATTAGTGAGAGTTAATGAAACAATAACTGAAAGAGGATATCAAAAAATAAAGGAATTATATAGTGAATACAAATCGAAAGGACTAATTCCTGAAGATTTACCCGAATTAACTTTAGTTCAGTTAAAAGAAAGTTTGGACAACTTTATCAAAAACAAATTAGATACGTTTACCAAACAAAACTTAGAACCAATTTCAGGTTGTGACGATTATCAGAAGGGATTGTCTGAATATCAAGGTGTAATTTATTATTATACTGCGGGTAGAATTTCTTGGTTTAACAAATATATGGATAAAAATAACTTTTTTATCAAAAATGATAATAATCAAACTAAGGTTTTCACATTCAAAAAAGAACTTAACACAACTGAATTAAGACAAGCCGCAATTTCTGAATTGGATGGGTTGGTTAAAGAGTTTAATGCGAAGTTGAATAGTAATCCAACTGTGGGAGAAAAAGGTTCTTACAAAATAGATGGTAAAGTATTCAATTCAACTATATCAAATCCAATAACAACAAATGTGTTTGGTGTTACTATTAATTATTCTAATGTAAATGTAAAACAAACTTATATCCAAAGAAAAGGTACAGAACCAAATGCAGACCAATTAGCTCAATTTCAAAAAGAATTGGCTGAAGCTTTTACATTTAATACATCACAAGTAACAACAAAGAGTGGTACACAAATACCGGTAACTAATTTTTACGTTTTTGAAGGACCTAATTCATTTATAGATTTAACTGAAAAAATGGGTAGGGATTTGAAAGTTGTTAGAGAACAAATTGAACAACAACTAACAGAAGCGTTAACAAACCTATTAGAAAATAAAAGTGAAGGTATTGGATTCATTCCAAACATAAGAAACATCTTAGCTGTAATTTTTGCAAGTGGTGAAGCATTCTTGAGAATGATGGATGATGTTCATACAAAAGCTTGGGAATTAAGTGATAATAATATAAGAAAACAAATTGTACTTAACACACAAACTGCGGGTGCATCACAAGAAACTTTCAATAATGGAGATGTCGCAAATACGCCAATTTACCCTTGGCCACAATACATAGAAGAAACAACTGGTGAAAATGGTCACGAAAAATATGAATTAAGATATCCTGGTGACTCATCAGTAATCTCCAAAACCAAAGGTTATCTTTTGGATGTATGGCCTGAAATTGAATTCGTGGAAGAATTTATCAAAGGTTTTACTGAAAGAAAAAGTCCTCCAGCCGAACAAAACAACAATAATGAAGTTACGGAGGTTAAAAGGGTTTCATTAAATGGTATTGAATTTCCAATTGGTAATTATGTCTTTTCAAACAAAGAAGAAGTAAAATTCTTCTACGAAATATATGAGAGAATTATCTATTTAGTAAATTATTCTAAACTTAGCAGAGCAGAAGATGCTCCGAGTTTTACTGACCCGATGATTAAAATAATTTCTGAATGTGAAAAAACTAATATCAAAAATGGGGTTAATAGTGGTGCTCCATTTATTGTAGATAAATTAAAAAATTACACTATTAACTCTGGTAATTTTGAACAATTACTGAGACAATTTTCGAATAATGGTACTGGTGAAAGTTGGCAGAATTTTATACGTGGTATCTTTAATACAAAATATATCAAGAACACAATAAATAATTCTAGTTTCGAGTTTTTGAATTCAGAAGTTCTGAATGAAAAATTTACTCAACCTGCAGTAACACTTACAAACGAAACCAAAATACAAGAATTTATAAGTTCATCAACAAATTCTAAGTTTGATTTTACTGATACATTCCCTTTTACAAACGTAAATTGGGTCAAAACATATTTAGCCCAAGGGTCAACTATCGATACACCACAATCAGCATTCAAAACACCTGAAGTATTAAAATATAATCAAACTAACAAAATAATTGCAAACTTTTTACCTACAACACCTAATACGTTTGCAAGACCTTTTACAACGTTTGCTCAAGAGAATGGAAATGAACCAAACCCAATTCCAAATACCGCTCAAAATAATCAAGTAACAAGTTTACAACTTATAAATTTTTATAGGAGAAAACCTGAAGAACAAATAATAACTGAGGGTAATGTAAGGTACTCTAATTATAGTGGTGGTACTAGTTTCAGACAAACCACATCAATATTGAACACCCCATATTTTGTCAATTCAATACAAGTTGGGGTTAAAAACTTTAGGAACTATGATAAAAACCCATATACTGCTGCGGCATATTTGTTTTTGAATAGTTTGCCTTTAGCCACCCTTAAAGAAAAATATACAAAATACGAAAACGACAAAACAATATTTTTAGATTACATCTTTGCTACGTTAAAAAAGTTTGGTGCAATTCATAAAGTACCATATGCTTGGATATTAAAATTGGGTTCAATTTGGCATAGATACAAAAAGTATGTTGAAGAAAACGTGGATATCTTAGATGAGTGTTGGAAAGATTTTGACTACATACCAAACTACGACCCAATCACATCAGCAACAACTAAAACATATAGTTTAACAATTAATGGATCACCAATTGACTTTGTATTAGAAGACAATAATGTAGTTGGACTTGAAACTTCCTCATTAATTAATGTTGGTTTTTATCCAAAATTAATCAATGATTTCAATGTTTTCTTAAATGGATATGAAATAATACAATCTAATTCACAGATAAATGGTAGTTGTAGTACAAGTGGAACAACACTTACGATAACACAAGTAAATTCAAATACTTTACAACCAGGGTATATTTTGGCTGGTATAAATTTATTACCTAACACTACAATTGTATCTCAAATTAATGGTACAACAGGTGGTATTGGAACATATGTGATAACACCAACACAAACTGGGTCAACTGCTTTGTTTTCGGTTACAAATGCGACTAGTGTTGGATATACAAGTACTAATATACAAAATGCTTTGGATTTCTCAGGTTTATCAATGTACTATGTAAGTAATGCTATTATCAATGAACCTGAAGGTTTTGACCCAAAAAATAGTAAAAGGGATTTAAGAATAATACCTTGGACTTTAGCTGTTGATGATAGGAACAAAAACTTTATGTATGTTCTACCATCAAGTGGTACACTATTCAATCAAACTAAAAACGAGTGTTTCAATAATAACAACAAGTTAATTCAAGAAGTAACTGGAAATACTGCAGTTCATAATGGTGCTGTAAGATTATTTTGGACTGCACCTAACTATGGGTATTTCGATAATAGTAGAATTAAAAAAGTTAAACCTGACGAATATCTTAAAAGGGTATTAACTGCAGATACTATCCAAGATACATTTACATTAACTGGTTTTGATAACGAATATTCAAAAATTGATGAGATATTTTCAGTATTTGAGAAAAATGTTATGGATGGATTCGAAACTGAATTTTTGAAATTCTCTAAGTCTGTTTATGATTATGAAGATGCAACAACTTCGAGTACTTCAGAATCTATTCCACTTACATCAACTAAATCTAATCAGGATAGTAGTGAAGAAATACGAAGTGAAGTTGAAAATTTGAAAAAAAGTTTAGATACTATTATAAGTTCAATTGCTCAAAAATCAGTAAGAAACTTTCAACAATTGATGAGAAATCTTTTGTTAGTACCTAAAACAACAGGTAATACTGGTTCAGAATTTGTTACAAAGGTTCAATCAAGTCATTTTACCAATATTAAGTCTCAGTTAACCGATTTCCTGAATTACGATGTTACTTTCAAATATGGAAATCCATCAAACTATGATAGGAAATTATTTGGTACTTTTTCGAATTTACCACTTACAGATGAATATCAATGGAATAAATATACTAATTCAACTCCTAATTCATTACCAAGATTGAATGGTGGAATTAGTTTAAGTAGTTCACAAATTAACTTCCCTGAAGCGTGGGCGGCACTAAAAACTTATGTTGGATTTTCTGAAATTCCACAATTGAAATATACAAATAATGGTTCGTACATTACAGACTTTTTTATTGATTTGAATGTTGCTTTCACACCTGAAAACATACAAACCTTCGCACCAATAATTAAGATTTATGCGACACAAAAGTTAAATCAATTTCAAACTAATTACATTCCACCACCTCAAACAGTTCCACAACAAAACAATAATAGTGTTGTTGCTTTTGCATTACTTAAAAGTGGGGGTACTGTTAATGTTGAGAAAAGAGGTTCTACGTTCCGTACTACATATTATAATGGTGATAATGTTTTGTTATTCGAAAGTGCTTATAGTACTCCACCATCAACTGATGTTTTTACAATTTCTGGTTCTGAAATTTATTATACAACAATAATAAACCAAACAATAACTGGAATTTTTGGTAGTACATCAACAAATCCAACCTCACCACAATTTATTACGACTTTTGATAGAGTTGTACCTTCTTCATATACCCCTGAACCAAATTCCACAAATAGAGATAATTCTTCAGCATTCTATGAGGCAATGACAAATTATTTGTCAAAGGTTGATGGGTTTCTAAACAAGGTCGTTGATTCTACTATGATTGACGTAAGAAATTCACTAGATGCTATTCAGATTAACGCTGAGGAAAGAGACCAAAGTGTATTACAAGGTGAACCACAACCAAAACTTGAGATATGGGAAATGTTCAAAGCTCTAAATGATAAATGGATTGCAGGTGGTGATTTCAAAACTAAAACTTTGTTTGAAGATGTTTTGTTGTTAGATAGAGCAAGTAGGAATATTGGAGATAAAGTTTTAGTTGATATATACAAACTTAAAGATAGATTACAAGGTCTTATAGAGAGGGATATTAATAAGACTACTATGTTGATTTTGGTTCAGAGTATTTTGGTTGAAAACAACTTTGTTGTAGAGAGTCTACAGCAAAAATGGTTTGTTTTTATGGTGGAAAACCAAGTGAACAATTGGATTTGAAAAATAATGTTGATTATCGTAAAAGAAGTGACGCATTCGAATTAAGAAGAGCAAGTGATAATCCTTTGGTTGAAAATCAAATTGGAAAAAATGATTGGGACAAATCGAATAAAGTTGTTGGGTTCAATATTGATGTTGGTCCACAAAATCAAGGTATATTTATGAGTTTTAATGTTGGACAAGAAGCTGGTAAAGCTACAGCGGAATCATTAGAGGCAACAAATATGTTGGCTAATCAAGGTAATAATAGAGGAGCGTCATCACAAAGTGTTTCATTGTATAACTTGTATAAAAATAGAAGTTATAGTTGTGAAGTTGAAATGATGGGGAATGCCCTTATTCAACCAACAATGTACTTTAATTTGAGGAATGTTCCGATGTTCAGTGGACCTTATATGATTTTAGAAGTAAATCACAGTATTAGACCAGGAATGTTCTCAACTAGATTTAGTGGTATAAGACAACCAACAGCGGCACTTCCAAAGATTGATAACTTTATGCAATCTCTTAAACAAAATTTAGTTCAAACAATCATTGCAAAGAACAAACAAGAAAAAGATAAAATACAAGCGTCAGCTGCTACAAATAGTACAAGTGTAAGAACAAGTACCCCTACAAAATTAAACGCTTTGGGTAGTACACAAAATTGTAGTGCTAGTACAAAATACAACACTTATGTTGCTGAAAAACCAACATCGACCTTCCAACCATTACAAAATATTGTAAATCAAATAGTTGGTAAGACTGATAGTGTATTGTTAAGATATTGTATGTTTGCTAGAATATATTTCATTTCGGGTGGTGAAAACATTATAGAATCATATGCTAATAATTTTGCTGGTATAGCATTAAACGATGATTGGGGACCTTCAGAAGTTTATTTCTCAAAATCTAAAAAGTTTTTCTGTACTCCTGATAATACACCTATGGTTTATTTTAATACCTTAGACGACCAACTTAATTTTATGTTTGCAAGATGGAGAAGTTATCCAACTTCATTAAAATTACAAAATAATGTACAAGATATTACTAAATTTGTTTTAATTACCTCATTTGGTGCTGATTTCAACAAAGGACAAGCGGCATACAATTCTTATATTGGTACAAATGAACTTAAAAATTTTGAAGCAATAGTTCAGAAATCAATTGATTTATATAATTCAGTAACTCGATAAATTTTTAATCAATTAAAGATATTTATAATAAAAAACATATGAGCGTTAAACTAATATTGGATAATTACTTAGGTAAAAACACCAAAACAACAGAAAAAGACTTGGGTGATGGTTCTAAACAAGTTTGTGATTTAGAAACTGGTGAGTGTTACGTTGTAAGAATGAAAGATGGATTAATTGAAAGAGTTGATAATACGATGAAAACACACAAGAGAATTCAAGTTGAAACTACTAATGGAATAAAACAATTATTAAACGGATAACAAAAAATGAAAGTAGATATTAAAATTCTGAACGAAATCAGACGATACAAAGATATAAATAACTACTTGGTGGAACAAGATGTTCCACCTCCACCACCACCTGCTGGTGACTTAGGTGCTGTACCACCACCTGCTGGTGACTTAGGTGCAACCCCACCTCCAGCTCCTGGTACACCACCCCCAGCACCACCTGCAGCTCCACAACCTGTTGATGTAGAAAAAGATCCAGATGTTGAAAAAGTTGGTGAAGAAGGTAAGGAGAAAAAAATCAAAGTTACTGATTTAGTAAAAGGTCAAGAAACTGTTGAGAAAAAACAAGAGGCTTATTTTGAAAATTTATTTCAACACTTAGATGAGTTGGAAAGTAAATTATCTAATATGGATCAGATTATTGATAAATTAAATTCTATTGAAACAAAAATAGAAAAATATAGAGTTAAAACACCTGAAGAAAAACTTGAATTGAGAACATTGGATTCAGGACCATTCAATCAAAAATTAACTCAATATTTTGAAGAAAAGGAAGATGAATTTGAAGAATCAGGAAAAGACCAATATATTCTAACTCCTGATGAAGTTGAAAATTATTCACCGAATGAAATTAAAAGAAGTTTCAGAAACTTTGAAGATATAGCAGATCCTGATTCTTTTAATAATAGCGGATATCAAAAAATATATTAAAATTCTATTTGACAAACCCACGGCTGACACTTACTATTGTGTATAATATTTTCTAACTAAAAACTTTTTACAATTATGGCGACAAATGCTTTAGATGCAATCTTGGCTCAGTATGAGCAATCACAAAAATCAAGTTCAACTTCGAACAAAATGTCTCAAGACGAGAGAATGAAGAAATACTTCGCAGCTCTTCTAAAAGACAATGAAAAACAAGGACAAAAAAGATTAAGAATTCTTCCAACTGGTGATGGTAGTTCTCCCTTTAAGGAGGTGTGGTTTCACGAAATCCAAGTTGATGGTAAATGGCAAAAATTTTATGACCCAGGAAAGAACGATAATGAGCGTTCCCCACTTTCTGAGGTGTATGAAGAACTAATGTCAACTGGTAGAGATGCCGACAAAGAACTTGCCAAACAATATAAACCCCGAAAATTTTACATCGTTAAATTAATTGATCGTGACAACGAACAAGATGGTGTAAAGTTTTGGAGGTTCAAACACAACTATAAAAACGAAGGTATATTAGACAAACTAATTCCTATCTTCCGTGCTAAAGGTGATGTAACTGACCCAACTAAAGGTAGAGATATCATCCTTGAAATGACTAAAGCTAAAACTCCAAAAGGAGCAGCATATACAGTTATTCAAACTATTATGTATGATGATCCAGCTCCTATTCACGAAGACAAAGAAACTGCTGATAGTTGGATAAATGATGAGTTGTCTTGGGCAGATGTTTATTCTAAAAAACCAGTT